GAGTACTACCCAATCTGAGGTGAATCATGGCCGCTTACGAGGTGCTCCTTCTCAACACAGCCGTCCCGCAGATCCAGGCGGCTCAGTCCGGCGACACATATGTCGTACCGAGGGATATTGCGTTCTCAGCAGCACTCACGCTGTCTGCGGGTACTGCCAACGGTGTGCCGTATCTGGATGGCTCCAAAGTCCTGACCACGGGGAGTGCGCTGACGTTCAACGGTTCCAGCACATTGACGCTGACTGATGCAAATCCCCGGATTGCCCTGACAAACAACTCAACTGGTTCGACGCTAACCGATTACGGCAGCGGCGGTGGAAGTTTCTATGTTGGTGCGGATAACAGCACAGGAAGTGCTTTTGGGACTTCAGCCTATGCCCGAGTGCTTTGGGGTGTTGGCAATTATCCGATGGTGTTCGCCATCAACAACTCCGAACAAATGCGCCTGACCAGCACAGGGCTGGGGATTGGGACGAATTTGCCGACAACTAAATTAGACGTTGTTGGTTCGGGTGATGGAGACATTCGCATCCGCGCAGGTTCCGATGCAGCGTTAATTTTTAGTGAGACAACGGCAAACAAAAACTGGAAATTAAAACCTTCTGCTGGCGATTTTTATTGGCAATATAGCGGCACTGCCTACAACAGTGGTTATTCGGCTCAGATGGCCCTCACATCCTCCGGCAACCTCGGCTTGGGGGTGACGCCGAGTGCTCAAGACTCAACCTACAAGTCTTTGCAAATTGGTGGTGGGGCATTTTTGTTCAACAATGTTTCCGGGCCAAGTTCCTGCTTTTTGTATGCAAATGCGTATCAAAATAGTAGCAATGTAACAACTTACTATGGTAATGCCGCTGCTTCTGGGTATCTGCAAAATGCTGGCTCTCACGCTTGGTACACCGCAGCCTCCGGCACAGCAGGCGACCCGATCTCGTTCACCCAAGCACTCACATTAGACGCCAATCGCAATCTTTTGCTCAACGGAACTTCTGCGCCCGCCTCTGGTGTTGGCACGTTTGCAATCTTTAACGGCACAGCACCGACTGGTTCTGTTACTGATGGGATCGTTCTGTATGCTGAAGATGTTTCGTCCAGCAGTGAGTTGAAGGTCAGGGACGAGGCTGGCAACGTCACCACACTGTCGCCACACAACTTTGAACTCATCCCAGAAGGTCCGTCAGAAGACATGGCATGGTCTTACTACTCCGAGCGTGACGGCAAACGCATTAACGTCGATATGCTCAAAGCCATCCGTCTGCTGGAAAAACTCAGCGGCGAAAAACTGGTGCATTTCGCATGATTACGCAACAGGCCGTCAAAGATTGTTTTGAGTACCGTGACGGGTATTTGTATTGGAAAGGCGTAAGCCATCCAAACAAGCAATACCTGCTTGATAAGCCCGCTGGTTCAATCCACAAAACGGGCTATCGGCATATCACATGGCGTGGCAAAATTCACAAGTCGCATCGTTTGATCTTCATGTTGCACTACGGTTATCTGCCTCCAGAAGTTGATCACATCAATGGTGACCGTGCTGACAACCGAATTGAAAACCTGCGTCCAGCTACGCGCAGCGAGAACCAATGCAATCGCCCTGCGTTGGCAAGCAACACATCAGGCTACCCCGGCGTATCTTGGAACAAGAAAAGCAATGCTTGGATTGTACGAGTAATGAAAAACGGAAAAACGGTTGTACAAAAGTATTTCAAAGACTTAGAGTTGGCTGGCCTTGTGGCATCTGAAGCTAGGGCTTTGTATCACGGTTCTTACGCTAAAGTTTGAAAGGAATGAACATGACCCCAGTCTGGATCATCGAATGGATGCAAACCACTCCCACCGCTGCCGACCCGTCCAAAGCCGTCATTCAGATCGGCTGGCGCTGCAACGGTACGGATGAGTCTTACACCGCTACGATTTACTCGACCGTTTCTCTGCCTGCTGCCGATCCCGCTAACTTCACTCCCTACGCCGACCTCACGCAAGAGCAAGTGCTCGGCTGGGTCTGGGAGAACGGTGTGGACAAGGACGCGACCGAGGCTGCTGTTGCTGGTCAGATCGAGAACCAAAAGAACCCGAAAGAAATTCAACCTCCTCTGCCGTGGGCTGCCTGATGAAAGAGTTCACGATCACCGTCACGGTCGAAGAAGCCAACATCATTGCGATGGGGCTGGGCAAACTTCCGCTGGAAGTGTCTGTGGCAATCTGGCAGAAGCTAAGGGCACAGGTCGAGCAGCAGGTGGAGCAGAAACCCGAATGAGAGTCGCATTTGGCAAGTGGACGCCTGATCGCCCTGGTATCGCAGGAGGGCTCACAGAGGCTCTAAACTGCCTTCCAGTCGCGTCTGGCTATTCTCCAATGCCATCCAATGCAGACCTTTCTACAAGCGCGTCTGAGAGCCTTCTGACCAGTTTTATTGGTAGGCTTGCAACAACCACAACTTTGTTTGCTGCTGGGCCTAATAAACTGTTTAAGTTCGACCCTACTGATTCCAGTATGGATGATGTCAGTAGGTTGGCTTCAGCGTATACGGCGACGGAGTTGTGGACGACCGCACAGTTTGGATCGATTGTTCTGGCTGCTAACGGTCAGGACAAGATTCAAGCGTGGAACATGGCATCGTCGACTAACTTTGCTGATGTTTCTGCTGCTGCTCCTACGGCTCAGTTTGTTACTGTAGTCCGTGATTTTGTTGTTGCTGCTAAGACATCATCCAACATTGCTACGGTTTACTGGTCGGACATCAACGACGAGACAAACTGGACTCCTGGGAGCGGTAGTCAGGCTGACTCTCAGGTGATTGCAGACGGTGGTGAGATTCGTGGATTGACTGGTGGTGAGACTGGCATTGTCCTGTTGGAGAGGGCAATTGCGCGGATGACTTATATCGGTTCTCCGCTCTACTTCCAGTTTGACGTTATCACTAGAAACCTTGGTTGCTACGAGTCTCGGTCTGTCGCACAGGTTGGCGGTGCTACTTATTTTCTGTCAGACGATGGATTCTTCGTTACTGATGGTCAGCAGGTGAGGGCTATTGGTAATGAGGTGGTTGATCGTTGGTTTTTTGATAATGCTGATCCCGCACAGTTTGACTTGATGTCTGCTGCGGTTGATCCGATCAACAAACTGGTAGTTTGGTCATTCAGAGATATTTTCAACGTTCAACAGATATTGGTGTACAACTATGCTGTTGATAAGTGGACGCATGGAAACACGACTGCTGACTACGTTTCAACCATTGCAACTGCAAGTTATACGCTTGAGCAACTGGCAAACGTCTCATCCAGCATTGATGCCCTTCCAGAGTCTCTGGATTCCCGTCTGTGGGCCGGTGGCAAGTTGGTTCTAGGTGGTGTGGATGGAGCCAAGATTGTGACCTTTGGAGGCTCCAATCAGACAGCTGTTATCACGAGTGGTGACATCGAGCAGGAAGCCACAGAGACGATTCTGACGCTTGCCAGACCCGTTGTTGATAATGGGTCGGCTACTGTTCAAGTCGCCTCTCGATATCGTCTTGATGCAAGTTTGACGTATTCAACCGCTGCTGCTGCTGACAGCGAGAATCGTATTCCGCTGAGATCAAGAGGTAAGTAACACCGGATTTCATTGACTCCAACTGGGACTTGGAAAACTGCTGTCGGTGTTGATGTTGAGGTCAAAGCTGTCGGAGGTCGATGATGTTTCGTCGGCTACCTCAGCAGGGTGGTGATCCCCGTCAGACAGCAGAGATCGTCAACCGTATTCTGGATGGCAAGATCAATTCTGTTGGTCTTGTCACTCTAGCGACCGGCGGTGCAAATACAACCACTTTATACGATGAGCGGATCAGCGAAGATTCGTTGATTCTGTTCGCTCCGTACTCTGCTGCTGCTGCGGCTGATGGTGTTCCTTATGGCGCGTTTCAGGACGACACAGATCAGTCTGCGACAACGACAGCAAGTGCTTATGCAATGTCGTTTTCAACTACAGATTTTAGCAATGGTGTGTCTGTAGCAAGTAATACTCAGTTGACTGTTGATAGTCCTGGTGTGTACAACCTTCAATTCTCAGCGCAGTTTACTAACACAGACAGTCAGATTCAGGATATTGATATCTGGTTCAGAAAGAACGGAACAGATATTCCAAACTCCAACAGCAAGTTTTCCATCAACGAAAGACATGGATCGATTGATGGCAACCTTATTGCTGCGTTGAATTTCTTTGTTGACTTAGATTCTGGCGATTATGTCGAGATAATGTGGGCAGTCACAAACATATCTGTGACTCTGCAACATCTTCCAACACAATCAACGCCGACAAGACCCGCAACACCGTCAATCATTGCAACGATGCAGATGGTGTCTGAATCATCTACATCTGACATTTACGCAACCAATCAGACCTCTGGTCAGGCAACAGTCAATC